AATTACTGGCGTCGAGTTCAGCTGGTGCAGCTGGAAAAAATTTCTCTAATACATTTATTGAATTAAATAATGTTCTCACAAAAATGGCCAAAGATCTGCCACCTGGTCAATTAGCAGAGGCACAAGCTGCCGGACTTGCTACGCTATTTAACATAAGTTCTATGCGAGCGAATAGAGCTGGCCTTAGTGAGTTGGCGGTACAAAGGGGAGCATTAAGAAACGCAACTGAAACTCTTAAAGGAGCAGAAGGCCTATTAGATCCTTTCATTACTGGAAGCATACAAAGAATAGGAGAAGTTGGAAAGTCTGGCTTAATTAAGCAAGCTTTATATCCACGACTTAGCACATCTCCCTATAGAATATCAGAAGCAGCCACAGATGTTCTTGGATCAACTAGAGGTCCAGGAACTGATGTTCTTTTAGTTCCAACCTTTGGAACAGTTTTTGCTAAGAATCCATACGGAGCAATTAAAAGCGCCTTAGGAATAAACACCTACAGTAGCCCAGAAAGTTATTCCAATGTATCAGCAGCGGTATCTCATAGTGTTGAAAGATTAAATAAATACTTTGGAACCATTGGCTTACAGTTAGATGTTTCACAATATGGATCCCCATTAAGTTTATTTACTAGCGGAATGGTAGGCAAAAGAGTCTTGCCATTATATGGCGCTGGCCTAGGAGTGATGACCGTCGATAGAACTATTGGCGGTATGGTGAATGAGAAAGACGATAGAGGAGAAAGGGTTTACTCACCATTCTTCATTGGCGGAGCTGCTAAGGCAGCAGGAAATCTACAAGCCCTTGGTTCTGGCATTACTCCTGGGGGAATGAACTTCCAAGAAAAGAAGGAACAATTATTCGAGGACGAAGTTGCTGTCAGACAGGGTCGATTCTGGCCATTAGGTAATACTCCATTTATGGGTGGAAAAATTATGTATTACCGCCCAAGTATATATCGCAAGCTAGAAGCTGGAGCAATGTTTACCTCAGACAGCATGGGCAGCCCAATAGAAAGGGCGTTGTTCTATACTGACATATCTCCACTTAGGCCATTTGATCCATATCGTTTTGAGCGCAAGCACTTTGAGGATAGACCATACCCTGTATCGGGCGAGTATTTCACTGGACCATTTGGGCCACTTGCTCCAGCACTAAACGCTACTGTTGGTAGAATATTGAAACCTCAGACGATGATGCATGAACAAGAGGTAGCAGCCGGTCTAGCAAATTATGCACCAGTTGGTCAGTCCGGAGCATACAACGCAGATCCATATATTAGTGGCAGAGGTGGCGTTTTTGGGGGCATGGGGGGAGTTGCTAGTGGAATGGCCATGGGAGGCTTTGGAGGGCCTCCAAACGGCGCACAGGCGTCTTCCAATGCAATGCTAGCAGGAAGAGCCGGATCTCTTAATACCGCAAGAAATGAAACTAGGAATACAATATCAGGCATCAATAACCAATATATGCAAATGGCCTATGCTCCACCAAAAGTTTCTGGAATCATGCCACAACGAATTGTCCCGGCTGGTAGCCCATTAAGTGTCGGCAACCCACAAATTCAGGCGCAAGAGTTTGGATACAGAACTCAAGAAATGTTAGGAATTTATGGTTTCGCAGCAAGTAGTGTACGAGAAAGTTTTGGATTAGGTCAAAGGGATTTTGCACCGCAAAGATCAGTCCTGCAGTCAGCTTCTAAAGCATACGGTACTGGAAGACAGTTCTGGGATCTAAACCTAGGAGGTCTAGGAGATGTCCCCATGTTGGGCGGAGGGCAAATAGGTTCTATAGAATTTTCGGAAATAACAAGAAGATTTATACCTAAAGAAAGATCGGGCGTTGACTACATAAACCCAATTAAGAATACAATGGGCAGACAATATCCATTCCTTCCTGGATCAGAATACTTTACTGATTTCACTACTGGTGACCCTTTTACAAAAGTTGCAGAAGGAGAGCTCAGGCTCCCTGGAGTAGCGTATGAAAGATTAAACAGACTCAGCTCCGATGAAACTGGTCGCTATGGAGTAATGGATCAATATAAGATCCTTGGCGACGTTGCCCCGTATTCAAAACAATTTAGGTCACTAGATAAGACCATAGATTCGATGGTAGACAATCCCGCAGATAAGATAAGGGTCCAAGAACTTAGAGAACGAGCAGCCTCGTTACAGCAGAAAAAAGAATTTACTGAATATAAATATAAAAATACCACTGCAGAGCAAATGGGCATTAACCCAAACGTTCATGCTCTTGGCAGAATGGGCGAAATGTTAGCC